GAAACTAATGGAGATTTTCGTATTTCGCTTGTACAAGAAGTTAGTTTACTTAAATATGAAAAAGGTGGTTTCTACAAACCACATGTAGATTCTTGCAGAGCAATACATCGTGAATTATCTATAATTATTTTTTTAAATAATGATTTTAAAGGTGGCTATTTAAAATTTTACAAACCAAATGGCGAAGTATATTACGAAGTGCAGCCATTACCAGGCAGTATTGTATTATGGCCTAGTAATTTTTTATATCCACACGCAGCAGACACTGTATTAGAGGGGACAAGATTTTGTATCGTATCATGGGTAGTGTAATTTATATAAAAGACCTTCTTAAAGAAGATGAAAATAATTTAATATGGAACTACATGAAAATTTTTCATGAGTCAAATAATGCTGACTTTGATGATACTCAAACTTCATTAGGAGAAACTTTTCAATATGGTTGTCCTTTAACAGATAGCATTTTATTATCAAAAATGCAAAAAATAGAAAAACATTTGAACAAAGAATTGTTGCCAACTTATAGTTTTTGGAGAATGTATAATAGGTTTTCTAAATTAATTAAACACACTGATAGACCATCATGTGAAATAACAGTTAGTATAAATGTTAAGAGTGATAAAGAATGGCCTATTTTTATAGGTGATAAAAAATATATCATTAAACCGAAAGATGGCATTTTGTATTATGGTGCAGATGTTTCTCATTGGAGAGATGAATATGATGGTGATTTTAATGCTCAGATATTCTTACATTATGTAGAAAAAAATGGTAAATATAAGGACTACTTATATGATAAAAGAAAATATTTGGGATTTAAAGAATGAGATTTTTAAATTATAAAGATGCTTTCATAATTGAATTCACAGAAGAAGAAATAAAATTAATAGAAAAAGATAAAAAATTAACCGTAATTTACCCTAAAACAAGAACCCTCCTGGAGGCTCTTTCTACTGCCTTAACCAATGCTTGCTATGCTTTAAAAAATTTTATAGATAAAAATGAACCCAAAACCTAACAGGTTTATCTTAAAGGCCAACAATGGTATAATATAGAATGCCTTTAACAAATGTATTAATACAACCCGGTTTTAACAAACAAGTCACAGAAGTAGGAGCAGAAGGTCAATGGACTGATGGTGATTTTGTAAGATTTAGATACGGTCTTCCAGAAAAAATTGGTGGATGGGAGCAAATTTTAAGTGGCACTTTAGTAGGAGCAGCAAGAGAACAGTTTGTTTGGGCAGATCTTGACGGAAGAAGATATGCTGCAATTGGGACAAATAAACTTTTAGTAATTTATTATGAGGGTTCTTTTTATGATATTACCCCATTAGGCACTGCTTTAACAGGTTGCACGTTTGATACTGTAAATAATGATGCAACAGTAACTGTTAACAAACCTGCGCATGGACTTGAAGCAGGTGATTTATTTACCTTTACCTCTGTAACCCCTCCAGTTGGTGCAGGGTACTCAGCAGCTAATTTTGAAACAAATACATTTCAAGTCATTACTGTTCCTAACAGTGATGAATTTACAATTGAAATGGCTGCACAAGCAGGGACAACGGTCAACGGAAGCGGTTCTGCAGTTGTAAACCCTTATGTAAAACCAGGAAGTTTAAATTTTACTTATGGGTTCGGTTGGGGCACAGGACTTTACGGTGGTGGACAACAAGTATTCAGCACATTAAACGGAGGACTAAATGATGATACTGCAGGTACAGGAGGTTCAGGAACTTCAATAACACTTGCATCGACTACAGGATTTCCAACATCAGGAACTATTAAAGTTGGAGCAGAATTTATTTCATATACAGGTATATCAAGCAATGACCTAACAGGTATTACAAGAGCTGCAGGGGGCACTAGATCAGCACACGCAAATGGCGCAGGAGTTGAGTACTATACAGGATGGGGAGAGGCATCTTTATCACAAACTTTAACAATTGATCCAGCTTCGTGGTCATTAGATAATTTTGGAGAAAAATTAATTGCCACAATAAAAAATGGTAAATCTTTTGAATGGAATCCTATTAACTCTAATCCATCTGCACTGACATCTAGAGCTACAGCAATTAGTAATGCTCCAACAGCATCCGTGATGTCATTAGTATCTGATAGAGATAGACATCTTTTAATGCTTGGCACTGAAACCACTATTGGTTCAGGAGGCACACAAGACAAATTATTTATAAGATTTTCTGATCAAGAAAATATTAGTGATTATACAGCTACATCTGTTAACACGGCAGGGGCATTTAGATTAGATTCAG